GTTAAGACTTACTATGTGCGCCTTTAAAGACGATTCAACTGATTTGAAGGCCCCCTATGGTGTAGGGGATAAGCACCACCCTATGGGGAAGTACTCTCTTGAATTGATCGAAGCGTTGGTTTGTTCGATCGAGAGACTTCTCCAATCTGGGGGATACCGTCTTCAACCTGAGGGCGTATCGGCGGTTAAGGTTAACCCGTCCGTTACTCTCAGGGCCAGACTTGCCAGGTTTTCCTATGAGGATCTGGTCTGTCTGGTGAAGGAGCTCACGGCCATTCCGATGGCTGTCGCTCTAGGAGCTGACTTACCACCAGTTTCTATCGAGTGTCTTTCAGACTGTGTTGTTTGGGATAGAGAGAAGCGATTCTTCTTCCTCTTTCCCGCCGCTTGGGGCCGCTTCCTAAAGAACCGCTTGTACCGATCTTCGGACCGGGAGGCTATTTGGTGGGCGGGTGGAATTCTTGCTCTCAAGAAGAGCATGCCAGATCTCCGTGGGCCACTGGTGACAGTGAGCATGAGGAAGCATGCAGATGCTCTCACCACGGAAGGTGATATTCGGACAATCGATTCGGGCTTGCTCGAAAAGGTTGAGCAGATTACGAGGGTTTTGTTTCCGCGGGGTTCTTGTCCTACTAGTTGGTCAGACCTCGTGATGGCTACCTCGTCGACTGTGACTACTTCGCGGCAGCGAGGTGGTGCCCGGGGTGAGTTGCTCACTCTAGGTGCTCGGATAGCACCTCTCGACTCAGAGCTAGTAGACTGGGTTGAGGGTCCTTTGGGTGGAGTAGTAGAGGTTCGGGGCGACCCGCGCTATCGAGACCCACTCAGAGTTCCATTAAGGACCGGCCCGCGAGGGTCGAAAGGTTTCCGTAACCAGGCGGTTGACGTTGTAAAGGCGACTGTGGTGTCAGATCCACTTAAGGCGAGAGTTGTCACCTCGACTCATGTGGAGAGGGGTTTGCTGAAGCCATTCCAGCAATCCCTCCATAAGAGGCTTCGGCAGTTGCCTCCGTTTGTTCTGACTGGCGAGTGGGTTCAGGCTGACCACTTGAACTCGCGTTTTGGATCGAAGTTGAAAGAGGGCAAAGGGCTCTGCCTTAACTCTGGAGACTTTTCGGCGGCGACAGACAATGTAGAGTCTGTGATCTCCCGCACGATTGTTCGGACGATGCTCGAGGCTTGTTACCCCGAGAACGAAAAGGACGGTGCTCCATTCCACCGTTTCTATCAGGAGGCTTTGAACTCCCTGACCGACAATTGGATCCAATACGAAGGCCATTCCCGGCGACAGGTTAGAGGGCAACTGATGGGCTCTCTTTTATCCTTCCCGGTTCTTTGTGTCTTTAATTTCTGCGTCTGGGTGATTAGTCACTATCTTTCGCAGTACGCCAACCATGGTATGCCTTGGAGCAAGTTCCTACGACAACTTGGGAGGAAAACTTTTCTCAAGTCGTTGCCTGTTTTGATCAACGGTGACGATATTCTAAGCTTGGCGGATAAGTTAGAATATGGAACTTGGAGTGACCTGGTAAAAAGGGTCGGATGGAGCTTAAGTGTGGGAAAGTCCTACCTACACCCAATGGTTGCGGTGATAAATAGTCAGATTTTCCGTTTCACAAACGGAACTTTTGAACACGTCGTTGTTTTCAACGGCGGATTGCTTGCTCCGTTGGGCCAGAACCGGTCTTCGGCCTGGCTGGGAGAGAAGCCGCCGGTGGATGCTATAGGAGAGCTGGCTACACAGTTTTTGAGGGGTTCGAAAGACCCTGTTGCATCTGCAGGGACATTTGTCTCTGCACACCGAAACGTTCTCGAGAGATCTAAGAGGCCCTTATTCCTTCCGAAAAGGTTGGGAGGGCTGGGGGGGAAGTTCCCCCAATTGGCGGACTTTGAGCGATGGCAGCAGCCTAAATGGGTTCATAGGTATGCGAGAACCTGTCGCGAAGAGAAGTTTAACTTCCTCAGTTCGTCGAAGACAGTCCGCGAAGCGGAAAGATTCACCCGTGCAGCTTGTGAGAACTTGCTGGGCGGTCCGCTGGTGAATGGGGAAACCCCTGAACCGGATATTGAGAAGACACTCAAGAATCTTCGTGGAACCATCGGTAGGAGGAGCGTACCTTTCCCGTCGTGGCGAGGTTCTGACGATCGGAAGATCGTCGAGTCAATACGACGACGCTCAGCCATCCGAGGTAGTCTTCCTCTTTCATCTCGCTCCATCTATAATACGGTTGACCAGCCGTATTATCTCAATCGTGTGTCTGGCGGGGTCAAGTTTGCATTGGCAAGACATGGCCTCAAGATCCTACCCCTTTCTCAGCAAGATCGGACTTGTTGGACGGGGGGTTTAAAGGGTTCTCAGCACGTACGGTTCTCCGAAGAGGGAAACCCGATCAGCCTATCCGTCAGTAGGTTTGGTATGAAGGTGGAACTCTTGCACCCCTCCGATGGGGAGCAACGTCTCGACTTAACTCCGGCCTTAGGGACCATGGTGTCCCGCCCTGCCTTTGGTACGGGTGGGGACGGTCGCGTAGTTAGGTTTAACACACCGAGGGGATGATGACGCGGTGCACGGTAGGTCACCCTATCGAAACCACCTGCTGGGAGGGGTACTAATAGAGGTGTGCGTCGAAAATATAAGAGTAGGCACAATGTCCCCCCTCATAGATGAGTCCACCGAGTGTGGATAGTCGAAAATCGTCCGCTGCGGGTGCAGAAGGAACTACGGTTCCGGAAAGGGTGTATTAGAGCAATCTGAACAACCTCCGCTTCGTATCAGAGTAATAGCGGGCACCTGGTGCTACCTTAGGAGCATAGTTATAGACTCTAGGTCTATAAATCGGAACGTCGTACCAGCCGTGGCGCACAAGCGCGGCCCTCTAACGGGGGCGCCCTGTAAGGGAACTCGACCGCACTGGGAGCGGA